GAATCAAGTTCACATTTAAAGTTAAATGCTTTCTGTGTTTGATGCATAGCATCTTTAGTAATCTGTGTGAAGCGTTTAACGTCAGGCTTGGCTACCTCAAACTGATACTCATCGTGTACTGAGGCTACAAGCCTAGCATCAAGACCAGTCTTACGTATCCTGTTGTCCATCTCTACAAGCCACTGCTTGCATACAATAGCACCAGCACCCTGTAACAATGTGTTCAATGCGGCGTGTTCTGATCTGATATGTAGTCTCCTACCATCAAGACCTGGAATACTACCAGACTGTGCAGCCTCTTGTACGTTAGAGCGTAGCTTCTTGAGGGCTGGCATGTTGCGTAAAAACTTTTGTATTAATTTCTGACCATCAGACGCAGAGCCTCCTACAACTTTACCAATCTTAGCTGGACCTGCCCCGTAAAGAAAGGCATAGATAAAAGTCTTTGCTTGATCTCTAGTCTTCAGTCCTGCTGCATGTTGGTTAGCAGTATGTACATCACCTGTAAGAACCTCTTGTGTAAAGGAAGGATCATTCATGTAATGAGCAAGACATCTAAGCTCAAGACCAGAGGCATCAGTCCCTACAAGCTTGTGAGTTTCTGGATTAGATACTGTCCATAGGCTGCGGCACTCTTTACCATACGGACTGTAGACTGCTGGTACTTGTGCCATGTTTGGTTTGTTGTGCGCCATACGCCCAGTAATTGTCCGTAGAGTAAGAACCCTACCACGCACACGTAGGTCTTCATCACACTCCTGTATCCACGACTTGAGGAGTCCAGTTCTTTTCTGAAGAAGAAAGTAACGGCTGAACATCTCAGCTTCTGGCATATTAATCTTGGATAAAACTTCTTCATTGACAATAACATTACCTTTCTCTGTTAGTTTGTCTGGCTTCCACCCACGATCCATCAGACGTTCTGCTATCTGCTTACGGCTTGCTATATTAAATGGTACTATGTTTGTTTTTGTTTTGAGTTCTATAATCGTAGGCTCAAATTCTTTCTCAGCATCGCTTTCTAGCTGGTGTTGTTCGTCCTCAAGCTGTGCTAGAAGTATCTGTGCTTCTTTAAGATCAAAGGCAAAGCCATTACGTTGCTGCTTGTCTAATATAATTCTGATGTTGCGCTCTAGATTGTAACAGGAATCAGAGAAACCTTTGCTTTCTTCTTCTAGTTTCTGTGCTACTTTATGTGTAAGATCAACATCTCGCTTACAGTACTCTAACATCTCAGGTGTGTAGTACTTAAAGTCATGGAAGTCTATCTTAGGAAATCCAAAGCGTTCACCCCATGACTGTAGCGAGTGACCACCATCACGTACAGGATTAAATAGTTGTGACTCAATTAGAGTATCACGTACCTGTGCAGGTGCGATAGCAGAACCTGTTAGCTTGTTAAGAATGGGAGCGTCAAAGCTGATACCATTGTGCATAATAAATTTTGATATACGCTTTGACCACTCACCAAACTCTTGACATTGATCACCAATCCACTGACGCATCTCTCCTGTTTGATAGTGTTTAGCTACGATGCAATGTATGATGCTTGCATCTAGGTCATTAGTCTCAATGTCTACGATTGCTTCCATTAATTGATATCCACTATGTATCCGTCTGTTGTTTTTAGATGAAAGAACATCTCACCCTTACGAATGTTACGATTAGATACTTCTTTAACTTCAGAGTTAAGAACCATATTACCATCAAAGAACCATGCTTGCTTGCAATCCTCTCTGAGGACAACAAATGTTAAGGTATCATCATAATGATCTTTCTTCCACTTGTCAAGAAGTCTCTTCTTTCTATATGGTATGCGTATCTCTCTCCATGTTTTGGGCCAATCACCTTTCCAAGAATATTTTATTTCTACTTCGTAGAGTTGGCGAGGTAACTCAGATGATATGCTGCATGTAATGTCAAAGTAGGTGTCTTCTTTCATTGTAATCTCTGTTGATTTTGTATTATTTTTAAGCCAATTAATCATAACCTCTTTGGCTTTTTTATCAGCAACATCATATAGAGCCTTGTCAAACTTTTTCTTAACTGTCATTACATTCTCCTATAGATCATCCATTTGAGAGTCTGTATATCTTCTGGTTTCTGTTAACTCGTACTCAATAATTTCTAAAGCGTCTTTAGGAAGATTGTGTTCTTTCAAAAAGTTTGTTCTGCATCGTTTAGCGGCACTCTTTCTTTCCCAAATAAGTCCTTGCATATGTTTATGCTTATAAAATTTATCTAACTTAGGACTATATACTTTCCAAGCCTTACTCATTATCATTCTCCATAAATGGGTTGTCGATCTGCGTCATGCGGCCTGTGTCACGATCATAATGAAGGTAACAAGATATACCTGTCTCACCAGTGTATCTGTTCTTTAGGATACGAACTGTAGTAGTGTTGGCTTCAACCTCATCCTCTGCTTGCTGGTTACGCTCCAGACCAATGACAGCATCAGACAGGTGGGCGATAGATGCAGAGCCACGTAGGTGGGACAAAGATACTTCACGTCCATCCTCATGACCACGATCACCTGCTGGCCTACGTAGGTGACTGACAAGAAGTAAACCTATGTTAGTCTCCTCAACTAGTGAACGTAACTTGGTCATCAGTATGTCAATAGACTTACGCTCATCGCCATTGTCCTCTTGACCTGATACCAAGATAGACAGGTGGTCAAGGAACACCCACTTACAATCAAGAGCCTTTGCCATGTAACGTACACGATCCAGTATCTCGTCGTTCTCAATGCTACCAAAGTGGTCAAAGGCAAAGAACCTGCCGCTACCCAGCGTAGCATCCTGCCACTCTTTGAGTTGCTCTGGTGTGTACTGTTCACGCACTTCCTTGATATATAATCTTGCATTAGCTTCAACGCTCATGATATTGAAGGCAGTGTTTCTGGTGCTTTCTTCAAGAGCAAGCACACCAATGTTAGCTTCTGTGTTACGCATGATGTGATGCATTAGTTCACGTAAGATGCTGGACTTACCCATTCCTGCACCAGAGGTAAACGTCACAAGTTCACCAGTACGCATACCGTAGGTCTTCTCGTTCATCTTAGGCCAAGGATATGAACAAGTCTCGTTGGCTCTTTCGTCGTAGAGTGACGCACCAAGATCAGCTAAGTTTATAATACCAGCAGGAGTATATGTACGTGCATTCCACCATGACTGTACAAACTTCTCACGTTGTCCTGTCTTGAGATACTCGTTAGCATCTTTGAGATCAAGGCTCACGACCTTACACTTGTTAGGCTCAAACAACTGTGCAACTTGTTGCTCCGCTAGTTTGCCTTGCTCATCGTTGTCAAAGCACAGGACAACACTATCAAACTTGTTGAGATAATCAAAAGATTGTTTGCAGTTTTTAAGTGCGGACGCTGCACCATTCTTAATAGAAACTACAGGCCACTTGGAACCAAGTAGTTCGTATGCACTCATGGCATCAATCTCACCTTCGCATACGGTAATGTATTTGCCGCCTTGATTGAAAACATTTTGACCAAACAAGCCAGCGTTAGACAAGTTTCCTTCAGACCAAAATTGTTTGTTACTTGTCTTGCGGTACTTGGTTGCAATGTGTGACCCATCTTTGTCAAAGTATTTATACATATGGTCAGTGATAACCGAACCTTCTTTGGCTACCATGACATTGTATTTTTTACAAGTCTCAGAACTAATTTTCCTATCGTCTATAGAATACCACTGAAAGTTTTTCTTGGTGTTCATGTTGATTGGTACTACCTGTTCTGTCTTCATAGCTTCTTTGGCTCCTATGGTTGTATGGCAACTAAAACAATGTGTATGGCCGTCATCGTATAAACTATTGGCATCACTTGAGCCACAGCTTTCACAAGCCATGTGCTTTATAAATTTACTGTCGGTTTCGTATTGCTGCATTGTTCGCCCCTTCATTAAAACTAATACATACTAGGTAGTTACGCAAGTAACTCCACTACCTAGTATGTATTAGGTAAACATGTTAATGCGTTTGATGGATTTAACAACTCCCTCAAAGTCTTCGAGGTGTAGAATATTTGGGCCGTCACTTGGAGAGTTGTCGGGGTCTTCATGAACTTCCATAAAGAAGTGTTGCACACCAACAGCGGCGGCTGCATTTATTAGATATGGTACATACTCTCTATTCCCACCAGTAGATGACCCAAGCCCTCCAGGTTTTTGGACTGAGTGCGTTGCGTCAAATACGATAGGTACGCCGTGGGTGTTTTGATATTCTTTTAACATGTAAACTAATCCTGTGTAGTCAACTACTAAAGTATTGTATCCAAAGGAAGTTCCACGTTCTGTAATTAAAATATTTTTAATACCTGTCTTGGACAGAATGCCCGACACATCCCATGGTGCAAGGAACTGTCCCTTCTTTATGTTTACGATCTTACCTGTAAGCACTGCCCTTCGTATAAGATCAGTCTGTCTACATAAAAAGGCTGGTATCTGAATTATATCTGGTAGCCATCCACGTTCTTCAGCCTTGTCTATCTGAGATACATCATGAAAGTCTATGCATGATTTCACATTTGTAATTCTACAGACATTTGATATAGCTGTCAAACCTTTTTTAAATCCAAGACCACGTTTACCAGACATGTGTGACCTATTTGCTTTATCAAAAGATGCTTTAAAATAATATTCAAAACCTAATGAATCACATATTTTTTTACAATAATTAGCTATACGTATTCCTTGTTCTTCACTTTCGATCTGACATGGGCCAGCAATAATCATTTGATTTTCCTTATAGAATAAGTATTAGTTGTGGGTTCTTTAAATAAATGTTGAATTAAATTCAATCTATTATTAAGTTCTTCTACTGCATCTTTTTTAAATTTAAAAGAGTCAACAACTTTTTTATTATTGAATATAACTTTCCATTTGTTTTTATCTTTATCCATTAAGTAAAACCTTCCATGAAACTGGAAATAAATTTTTCATATGTTCAGATATCATGCTTGCAATTTCTTTTGTTTCTTTCTGGGCATCGTCACTCATTCTTAGAGTACATACCCTAGCCCATGCCGCCAAGCTACCAGTCCAGTACCACTCAGTGTACATTGATACAGGTAGAATGGTTCGTGCCTGTTCGGGACAAACCCCATTGCTTAACATATAATTATAACTGTCAATACAATGTCTAACAGTGTCTCTATATACATAGGATATGGTATCATTGTTTTCTATAACCTCGTCAGTTGATCCCTGTTTCTTATCGTCTGCTTTTTTTCTCCAGGATTTTGAACTCCAAAACTTTGGAGGATAGTCAACGTACCTGCGAGATACTTCATTCCATGTCAGGCCAACCTGATGTTTGACTAGCTGCCTTGCTACAAATATAGGCGCACTAATTCTAAACTGAGCGGAGCAATGGGCAAAAGGCGTCCAGTGTTTGTGTGATGCTAGATAATTAATAAGTTTAACATCCTTATCTTTCAGATAAGTTTTGACTGCCCACTCGTCGTTGTCATCAGACCAGTAATTCCAATCGCTTTCTTTATTAAAAGAAACTCTGGCTGAATTAACTACCGTTAGATCACTGCCCATATGATCTATAAGTTTAACTTCCATCGAAAGATTCATCCCATAGTGTGGTAACAAAGTCTTCCTTGTCACGCATAATCTCATCCACCTCTTGCTTGGCTAATTTCTTAGCTTCCTTTTTATTATATCCTTCTTCTTCGTATTGATTAACTAGGTTTCTAAAAATTGTATTGCGGTCACGCTGCCAAAAATTCTTAGTCATTGTCTTCCTCATGTTCTACCCAAGTGTTTCGATTAGAATAATCTTTTTTATATTGTGCTAGTTCATTTCTTAAATTTTTAATTACGTTATCTTTTTCTTCTATTAATCTAGAAAGCTTTAGTATATGATTGTGTAATCTCTCACGCTCAGTTATCATAATTATATTCCTATTTAGCTTGAGTGTCAACATAAAATATATGATTGTCTAATCTAATTAGACGTTTAAATCTTTTAGATTGGGACCATCCAGGTTTAACGTACCTTGCATGGTAATGCGTTGCATCACTGATTGCTTTTATTGTGACGCCATTCAATGCCAACTTAGCTACGAATAAACTTTGTTCATATGCATTGTGATTTTCTATACGTTCAGACTTGCCGTCGCACCAATAGGAAAACATACACTTGTTTCGTATTGGATTTCCCTTCCATTCTTTAGCTTGATGTACCACATCACATACATTTGATGGGTAGTTCTCAAGTTCAGCCCGGTTAAGAACAACGATAGCTACGCCTAGTTGGGATAGTAATCCTTCAGACCTAGACTCAAAGTAAATTGCTTCAGCTAAACAAGATATCTCACTTTCTTCTGCCTTAGATATATCTACTCTCATGAGTACTAATAATAATATCATTAAAAATAATATTATTTTCATTGCATTCTCTCAATCCTTATGTGGGATGGATACGAACCATTGTGTGGCATGATCCCATCATTGAGTAAGCATAGTGCTGCCTCACGTTCTGAATCAAACACACATACTTTATTTGTAAAGTCATCTATCATTACATCTATTTCTGATATGTCAGAAATAAATGCATAGTCTGACTGTGTAATTATATAAGACACTAGAAAATAAACAAATACATTAGTAGTGAAATTAAACTTCCTAACATTTTATTACCCTTGCCCCCTGTATTTTTTAAAACTTCTACGTGTATGTTTGTTCTTTGGTTTTGATCTTACACTATTTCCAATAGAGGTTCGCTTCTTAACTCTATGAAGTGAAGGATCGAATGTGTTCTGTGTTTTCTTTGCCATAATGTTATCCCCTCATTTCTTCGACCATCCAGTCAGGTGCAGGTCGTGTCTTGTTCCAAGTAGCTATGCTACCTTTCTCTTGTTTGTAGTAATTACGGTAAGCTATTTTAGTGATATCATGCTTGCAATAATCAGGCATACACTGAGGCGGTGCAGTGTACTCACCACTAGACAACCCATGAGGTTCTTGTCGTAGCCGTTCGAGTAAACCAGACCATTCGACTTTGTGTACCTTGTCATAGCGGTGTGTGTATTCCTT